CCCACCAAGTCATACAAACATCATAGAGAGTTTCTCCCAGCTCAAACTTCAAGAACTCTGGTGGGTTCTTTGTAAGTTTATCAATCAACTCATCAGTAGGTTCTTTTATCTCTGGAATAATTCCTTCTTTGATTGCGGTTCTCATCGCATTACGAAGACCTTCCTCAACTTGATCTGGTGTTTGTGGAGTTGGTTCCCATTCACTTACTTTTTCTTGATACTCTCCTACCTTATAATCTTTCTGTGCTTGCTCGTATCCATTTTTGAAATATTCCCAATAACAATCTTCTCCAACAGGAGCAGGATAATAACCATAAACTTTCTTATATCCTTCTTCTGCTGGTGATTTTGTTTTTTCCAGTTCCTCAAGGAATGAGAGTTTGGATTGAAGCACTTTGATTTGTGCTTTTACTTCTTCAATTTCAGTCATACACTCCACTCCCTAGCTTCCCAATCCATCAAGCACATATCAGTTTGTTGTTTGTCAGTATAGTTATCGTAAGCATATTGCCTACACTCTTCTTCTGTGCCCTCAAATAGCATTTCATACATTTTGTGGTCTCCATCGTAGGTGATCTGATACAATCCCCACTCATCGTAGCAATCAGGAAAGAATGGCATTATGAACCTCTATTTTTTATAAAACTCTATTTTGAGTTGAGTAATAAGTAAATCAACTTTATCTTCAATACGAGTAAGTCGTTCCTCAATAGTATCCATACGATACTCATCAATTGCTTCTTTCTTTACTGAATAGGGGTCAATCGTTGCCATAGTTCCTTGTAGTGAATTTAGTAGTGGTTCGTCAAATAACATAATCAAAATCCTTTCTTCTTTTTATTCTTAGGTTTTTTGTGGTCTAAAACTTCAACGTGACTTAAAAAATTACCACTGCATTCAAACCATTTACGCTGCACATCTTCATAATTATCAAAGACAATGGTATCACCACTGCTCATTACTAACTTATAATCGTGACGAAGATAAGGTTCGTCAGATGTTTGTCGGAAGTATCGTGGGTCAGAAGGGTCAATAAGTTGAGTCATCAGTGTGTCCTCAATTCCCAGTGTCGAACATAAGTGAGCCATGCTTCTTCTTTCTGTTGCATTGTAGCATACCAGTGCCGTCCATATTCATCCAGAGCATCAAGATGATGAACTCCGTGATTATCAATCGCACGGGAGATGTGTTTGAATGTTTGTGGTTTAGTCATTGTTGTGCCTCCTGTCCTTTTTTGTATCCCATTTGATATGCAGTCTTCATCCATTCTACCATTACATTCCAATTTTGTCCGTCAAAGTCACTTGCATATCTTTCAGAACGGAGGCCGAAACCTTCCTTTTCATAGAACCAATCGTCAAATCCGTTTTCAGTCATAATAAGTGTTAGTGTTTCCGTAGTTCAGGTAGTGCCAGAAAAGTTCTCGCATTCTTTCTTCATCTGTAAATCCGTGAATGTGCATCCACATCAGATTTCCCCAAGAATATCTACAATAATTAAAGAGATAAATGGAAGTCCAGATATTCCATTTTTTATGTGTGTCACTCATAAGACCTCCACTACTTTTCCAAATACACTTTTAGTCCATCCGTTAATTCTACCCTTATTGTTTCCAATTAGACATCCTTTATTAGCATCTACTGCTTTTACAAGATGAGTGTAGAACTTTCCATTCACCTTACAATAGACAATATCTCCCACCTTCACATCTTCTACAGATGCTGGTGATAATCTATGTTCTTGTCCCGAATGAATAAGTGGAACCATAGAGTTTCCTTTCTCACTTGTTATGAATGTTTCACCATTTTGGAGTTTTTGTAATTTATAGTTTATCATCAATCATCCCCCAAATACATTTCTCTCCATCCAGAGTTGATTTCCTCAAAGAAGGCACAACGGTCTATATTATCATTATAGTCCAAACGGAAGTAAATCGCAACCTCAAAAGACACAAAACCCTCAAGAAACTTTTTCATAAGACCTCCAAGACCTCAACATCAGTAATACTCAAACTCTTACACTCATAAAAAACTTTGAGTTGTTTTGCAGTCATAGTTCATCCTCCAATTCATTAGCAAGACGCAGTATAGCATCCTTGACCCAGTTTTGTCCCCGAATGAAATGATGTTTTTCAATACTCAACTCTCGGTCAGGGTCTGGTTCAATATTGAGACCTTCTACTGCTTCACGGAGAGCAGCAGCAACAGCAGAAGTATCATAACAATATGGACCCGAACCCAACTTAATAAAATACTCATTCATTACTTGTTGTGCTCTGCTTTTTGTGCTCATAATGCCTCCACTTCATTAGCAATCTCACGCAAAACAGATACTGGGTCTTCCAACTCACCCAAATCTGTGCATAACCTATCGGCAACTTCGTTGATTACACGGGCAATCAACTTCTGTCTATCTCCACTTTTGGGTCGTAGTGTGAGTTCCATTGTGGATTCAAGGATTTGTAGTGCTCGTTGAGTAGTCATACTCCATCTCCTGTTTCCATCCATGGATGGATAGGATTGATAAAGCTATACTTTGCCTCCACTTCTTTCACACGCAACAGGAAACTATCATCCCCGTGATCACCTGAATACAGATAATCAATGTGTCTCATAATCTCTGCCATCTTACGAAGTTTAGGCAGTTGTTCTTTGAGATACTCAATCACTTCTGGTTCGTGGTTGGGATAAAAGTTTTCCATGTAATAATCTTCACACTTCAAACCATTGGTAGCAATCTCTTGCTCCAACTCATCAGCAAACTGTGATACCTTGTAATAGTCATAATCACCAAAATGTCCGCCGCTCATTGGTATTCATCCTCATCAAATACAAAATACTCGTGAATGGCAGACATTACAGCATCTTCAATGTACTCTTTGACTGCATCTTCATGTGGTTTGTCATTATGTTTATGAGCACGATGCCATCCTTCACGCACACCTTGCTCAACAGCAATATTCATAATGTGATAAAGTTTAGGTTTCATTTGAATTGCTCCAGAACATCAATAAAGTGGTGAATACAATCTTTGGGAATGCGAATGGTTTCAAATCCTGGTCCGTTGCCATCCTCTACACTCACCGTGCCGAGTTCATCAGCGGTGAAATCAAAACTCCAACCATCTTCTTCGTGTTCAATTTTGATGTGTTTGGTGATAGTGTAAGTCATTCAATTACCTCCCAGTGTGCGTCAGATTTGTCACCAAAACGATTAGTGCCAGTGCGAGTTGATACCCAGAAAAAGTATTTGCGATTTTCTGATGCGAGAAACAATTCAGCACCAGTATCCTGTTCTACAATACAAATAGGATTGTTGTTCATGATATTAGCAAGACGGTTTTTAGCCTTGCTCGACTTTGGTTTGACTGTTACTTTTTGCTGCATTGTCTTCAAGAGTAAGTTTGCGAATACCAGTGATGAAGTAACCATAATCACGTGCTTCTGTAACTGGTTTAGTTTCACCACAGACATCACATTTGCCTTCCCAAACAGAAGAACAACCTACAGAATAGACACCATACTTCTTTCCACAATCGGAACATGATGTATAAGCGTCTTTGAGTTTTTTGATAAGTTTTTTGTTAGACACTGCCAAGTCCTACACGAGGTTTTGTGTTTGTAAGATCATCATACAACAGTCTTGCGAAGATCAGGTGAGGTCGTGTGCCAGTTTCGATACTGGACGACGTTGCTACTGTCCACATAATATCCAGTTGTAATTTATCGGGCAGTTTCTTCATCACTTTCTTCTTCCAAATCTTTTCTCAAGCGGTCCATTACCTCATCAAGAGGAATAAGTTCTTCTTTACCAGTCTCAATATCTTCTACCATTTGCATTAAATATTCCAGAAACTCTTTAGGATAAGTATCATCTTCATTCAAAGATACCCAGAACCAATCTAAACATTCTTCTAATGGATCATCCTCATTGAGTAAAGCGTAGTTATCATAATTGCTACCCATAAGGTCTCCCCACATTCTGAAATTGATGGCAATCGTTTGCCATCCAGTCATCCAACAATGTCCAATCCAGTATTCCCACCAATTCAAAGTGGTTTTCTTTTTATCAGTTGCCTTGATCATTTTGCTAAACATTGCTATCCTCATCAAATGTAAAATCAACGTCTTCCATATAATCCCACTTCCATGTACGCTCAATCAATCCAATATCAAATCCAAATCTATATGCCCAAAATAGTATAGAAATTGTGCTACCAGTTCCTGATTTTATTTGTAGATATGGCCAAGATGGATAATCATTCCAACTTACAGATGCTTGGAGCAATGACCATCCTTTGATATTTAGGACTTGAATATACCACTCATGTCCAAAGTCTTCGCGGTGTTTTAGTTCAATCAGTTGGGAAATTTTCATCTAATTCCTTTGCACGTTTCTCCCATGTTACACCACTTGTCGATCCTTTGCAAGGGTTTATACATGTATCATCACCATAATTGTTGCATACTAACCCAGCAAGATCATGTGGGTCACCTTCTTTACCTGTTGCCCAGTAGTGCTGATCGTTGATCCATGTAGCGCCACATTTAGGGCATGTTTTCGTATTCATTCTTGTATTCTGCGAGGAACTTTTTGAAATCTCGTGTATCCTTTACCAATGCTCTTTTGAGTTTCCAACCCATCCACTTCATCTGAAGTTGTACAAATGCGTAACGCATTTGAAGATCAGCGTAGGCAAAGAGTTTCATTGTCTCTTCAATCCCAGCATATGCGAGGAGAATAGTAAAGAACACTAAGATAAAATAAGTTCCGTACATTGTAACTCTATGCTACATTTTGATATTTATTTGTTCGCTTGATCCCAGAAACTATTCCACTGATCTTTACACTTTTGACTAGGATTATCTTTATCACAGGTTAGAGTTTCTTCCTTCATTTTACTGACAGTTTCAGACCATGCAGTAGCAAATGCTACGTCCCAATCATTCAATACAAATTGTGTGTATTCGCTGATAATTGAGCAAAGTGATTGAACTTTTTCCCAATCATGCCTTTCTGCTGCGTCATAAATGCAGTCTGA